TCATTTGGGGTTACCTAAAGGAAAAGCATATGCGAAGAGATCGTCTTCAAGTGCTGGTGGAAGTGGTGGTAATGGAAATGGGGACTAAATATAATTGAATATCGTCGGCGCTATGCCACGGGAGGTAACTGGCAAAATCCAGTTGACACCTCCCATTTTTATTGCTAGAATGACTGGAGGTATGGAGTAAAGATGACAATTAAACTTTTACTTTTAAAGTCGGGAGAGGATATTATCTCTGACATTAAAGAAATGGTTATTGGTGAAGATGAAGACCGTAGAGTGGTTGGATATTTTCTTAACAAACCGTGCTTAGTTAAGATGAGAGATCCAAGTCTTCTTGTCGAAGAAAGCACTGAAGAACAAAAGAAAGCAGCATATCAAGTTTCTCTCTATCCTTGGATGCCCCTTTCAAAAGATTCAGTTATTCCTGTTGCTGCTGATTGGGTAGTAACAATTGTAGAGCCTATTGTTAAACTTTCTGAAATGTACGTGGAGGACGTGTTATCTCGTGGAACAGAAAACGATCAAAATTCTAGCACTGTTGAACAATCAAATTCTGATAACTCAGATTGAAGAAGTTGGTGCTGATATTGGAGAACCTGATTGCAAACTTATTAATCCATTTGTAGTAAGAAGCGATCAAACACTTGAACCATTCCTTTGTGGATATACCAAGGAAAACACTTTTATGATGAGTTCGGACAAGATTTTAACCTTGGCAAATCCAACTCCGACACTTCTTGAAAAATATGAGGACTTGATTAAAGAATGAGATTTTACACTAATGTTCAATTGATTGGAAATCAATTTTTAGTTCGTGGAGTAGATAATGGTAAAAGGTTTGAAACAAGAGATGAGTTTTTTCCGACTCTTTATGTGAAGACTAAAAAAGAATCCAAATATAGGACATTAAGTGGCGAATTTGTTGAACCAGTTAATCCAGGAACAGTTAGAGACTGTCGTGAGTTTTATAGTAAGTATGAGGGCGTAGATGGATTTGAAATCTACGGCAATGACAGATATATCTGTCAATATATTTCAGAAAAATATCCAGAGGATGAAATCAAGTTTGATATTAGTAAAATTAAGCTTGTAACTTTGGACATTGAGGTTGCATCTGAAGAGGGATTCCCTGACGTTGAATCTTGTTCAGAAGAAATCCTTTCAATTACAATCCAAGACTATACAACTAAAAAAATTATTACTTGGGGTGTTAAACCATTTAATAATGCACGTAGGGATGTAACTTATCATCATTGTCCAAGTGAGTATGAATTGCTCAGTCATTTCATCAACTATTGGATGGTAGATGTTCCTGATGTTGTGACTGGATGGAATATTCAGTTGTATGATATCCCCTATATCTGTAAGAGACTAAACCGTGTTCTTGGTGAGAAACTAATGAAACGTTTCTCTAACTGGGGACTTGTAACTGAGGGTGAAATATTCATCAATGGGCGCAAGCACACAACATTTGATGTTGGTGGTTTGACTCAACTTGATTATTTGGATCTTTATAAGAAGTTTACTTATAAAGCACAGGAATCATATCGCCTTGATTATATTGCTGAGGTTGAACTGGGTCAGAAAAAACTGGACCACAGTGAGTTTGATACATTCAAAGACTTTTACACCAAGGGTTGGCAAAAGTTTATCGAATATAACATCATTGACGTAGAACTTGTTGACCGTTTGGAAGACAAGATGAAACTCATTGAACTTGCTTTGACGATGGCATATGACGCTAAAGTAAACTATGCTGATGTGTTTTATCAAGTAAGGATGTGGGACAACATCATTTATACATATCTCAAAAAAAGGAACATCGTAATTCCTCAAAAGAATAAATCATCAAAGGACGAAAAGTACGCGGGGGCGTATGTCAAAGAACCGATTCCTGGGTTATATGATTGGGTGGTCAGTTTTGACCTTAATAGCCTTTATCCCCATCTTATTATGCAGTACAACATCTCTCCAGAAACACTATTGGAAGAGAGACATCCAAAAGTTAATGTTGATAAAATTCTGAATAAGGAACTTACATTTGAGATGTATAAAGACTATGCGGTATGTGCAAATGGTGCAATGTATCGTAAAGATGTTCGTGGATTTCTTCCTGAGTTGATGGAGAAGATTTACAATGAACGTGTAATCTTCAAAAAGAAAATGCTTGCGGCAGAGCAAGAATATGAGAAGACAAAAAACAAGGAATTAATCAAAGAGATTGCTCGCTGTAATAACATTCAGATGGCACGTAAGATTCAACTTAACTCTGCCTATGGTGCTATTGGAAATCAATACTTCCGTTATTACAAACTAGCAAATGCTGAAGCGATTACTTTTTCTGGACAAGTATCCATTCAGTGGATTATGAATAAGATGAATTCTTATTTAAACAAAGTTCTTAAGACTGAAGGTGAAGATTATGTCATTGCATCTGATACTGATTCTTTGTATATTAATATGGGTCCTCTGGTTGAAAGTGTATTCAAAGGCAGAGAGAAAACTACTCAAGGCATTGTTTCGTTCCTTGATAAGGTCTGTGACTTGGAATTTGAAAAGTATATTGAAAGTTCTTACCAAGAATTGGCTGACTATGTGAATGCCTATGATCAAAAGATGTTTATGAAGCGAGAGTGTATTGCTGAGCGTGGTATTTGGACGGCGAAGAAAAGATACATTTTGAGTGTATGGGATAGTGAAGGTGTTCGTTATGAAGAACCTAAACTCAAGATTAAAGGTATTGAAGCAATCAAATCTTCTACTCCTGCACCTTGTCGTAAAATGTTGAAGGAATCATTCAATATTATGATGAGTGGTAGTGAGGATGATATGATTGAATTTATTGAAAATTGTCGCAATAAGTTTAAAAAACTATCTCCTGAAGAGATTTCTTTTCCACGTTCTGCATCTGATGTTCAAAAGTATTCATCTTCTGCAGACATTTATATAAAAGGAACTCCCATTCACGTCCGTGGTGCATTGTTGTTTAATCATTATATAAAACAAGGTAAACTAACTGGTAAATATTCTCTTATTCAAAATGGAGAAAAGATTAAGTTTGTTTATCTTAAAAAACCAAATATCATTCACGAAAATGTAATTTCTTTTATTCAAGATTTCCCAAGGGAACTTAACCTTGACAAGTACATTGATTATGAGTTACAATTTGAGAAAGCATTTCTAGAACCTCTCAAGATTATTCTTGATGTTATTGGATGGAATGTAGAAAAAACTGTAAACCTTGAACTCTTTTTTGCCTAATGGATTTGCCTATTAATGATAAAGAATTGGATACTATTGTAAAAGCACTTGGGTTTGGTGGAGATGCTGCATTGTATCACAAACTGAAACTAGTAAAAGAACTTAGGGAACAAGGTTTACCTTATAAAAAAATACTTCGTGAAGAATATGGGATGGTGGCTTGATGGACTTTCTTAAAGATATTGTAAAAGAAATTGGTGACGACTTCACCAAATTAGCATCAGACATTGATGAGACTGAGACTTATGTTGATACTGGTTCGTACATTTTTAATGCACTGGTTTCAGGTAGCATATTTGGCGGTGTATCTGGCAATAAGATTACTGCTATTGCTGGAGAGTCTTCTACTGGAAAGACTTTCTTTTCTCTCGCTGTGGTTAAGAATTTTCTTGATATTCACCCCGATGGTTATTGTCTCTACTTTGATACTGAGGCCGCTATTACCAAATCACTTATAGAATCTCGTGGAATTGATACTACTCGTCTGGTTGTTGTTAATGTTGTTACTATCGAAGAGTTTCGTACAAAGGCACTCAAAGCGGTAGATATGTATTTGAAAGCACCAGTAGAAGACCGCAAACCTTGTATGTTTGTATTGGATTCTCTGGGTATGCTTTCTACAAGTAAAGAGATTAATGACGCATTGAATGAGAAGGAAGTTAGGGATATGACTAAATCTCAACTTATCAAAGGTGCGTTTAGAATGTTAACCCTCAAACTAGGTCAAGCAAATGTCCCGCTCATTGTCACAAATCATACATATGATGTCATCGGAGCTTACGTACCAACTAAAGAAATGGGAGGAGGTTCTGGACTCAAGTACGCAGCAAGCACGATCATTTATCTCAGCAAAAAGAAAGAAAAGGATGGAACAGAAGTGGTCGGCAATATTATCAAAGCTAAGACTGCTAAATCGCGTTTGAGTAAGGAGAACAAAGATGTTGAAGTCCGTCTGTATTATGATGAGCGCGGTCTTGATCGTTACTATGGTCTTCTGGAACTTGGTGAGATTGGTGGACTCTGGAAGAATGTAGCGGGACGTTACGAGATGGATGGTAAGAAAATCTATGCTAAGCAAATTCTTTCTAATCCAGAAGAGTATTTCACTGAAGAAGTGATGCAAAAACTTGATGAGATTGCAAGAGAAGAATTTAGTTACGGTAAATGATTAAAGTTTTAAAAACTGAAATCAACGTATCTAAAGTTGTAGAACAACTCAAGAAATATCCACAAGACTGGGACCACCAAAAACATCTTAAAGATTCTCAGTCTTTGGTTGATAGGGGATTTGCAGACTTGCCAGTAAGTGCTCTTCAACTTATAATGGGTGGAGTTAAAAGCAAAGAAGACTTTGTTGGAGACTCTGAAATTAATATCAAGACTCCCGCATACGAACATCACAGTGAAATAAGAAAGATTATACGCAAGCACTTTGGAAATGTAGAACTACATCGTTGTGGATTTCTTTCTTTACCTGTTGATGAAATTGTAGGAGCACATATTGATGAGGGAACTTACTATCAAACAAGAGATAGATATCACCTTTCTATTCTTGGTAGATATCAGTATTTCTGTGGAACAGACACAGTGATTGTTGAACCAGGGACTCTTTTGTGGTTTAATAATAAATTACCTCACGGCACCGTTAATATTGGTGACGAGACTAGAATAACGTTTGTATTTGATATACCGCATGGAACAAGTTGAGTTTCTTATTCTTCGCAACCTTTTGCATAATGAAGAATATGTCCGTAAAGTAATTCCTTTTCTTAAGTCTGAATACTTTGAGGACACTAATCAGAAGATTGTATTTGAGGAAATTCTGAAATTTATTCAGGAATATAATGAACCCGCTACAAAAGAAGTTCTTTGTATTGAAGTAGAAAAGCGTCAGGATATCAATGATACTTCTTTCAAAGAAATCACTCATTTGATTGGATGTCTTGATGATGTCCCTGCGGAGTTTAATTGGTTATGTGACACAACTGAAAAGTGGTGTAGAGATCGTGCCATCTATCTTGCTCTTATGGAATCTATTCATATTGCAGATGGAAAGGATGAAAAGAAAAATCGTGATAGTATTCCTAGTATTTTGTCAGATGCTTTGGCAGTATCTTTTGATACTCACATCGGACACGATTATCTGTTAGACTATGAACGACGTTATGAGTCCTATCACAAAAAGGAAGACAAAATTGAATTTGACTTAGAATTCTTCAACAAAATCACAAAAGGTGGTTTACCTAATAAGACTCTCAATATCGCTCTTGCTGGTACGGGTGTTGGGAAATCGCTGTTTATGTGTCATGTGGCTAGTTCCGCCTTGTTACAGGGCAGGAACGTACTCTATATCACTCTTGAAATGGCGGAGGAGCGAATTGCTGAGCGAATTGATGCCAACCTTCTCAATGTCCCAATTCAGGATATTGTAGAACTACCAAAGCAGATGTTTGAGAGCAAGGTCACCAATCTTGCAAAGAAAACTCAAGGTACACTTATAATTAAGGAATACCCTACAGCATCTGCTCATGCTGGTCACTTTAAGTCACTTCTCAATGAACTTGCACTTAAGAAGTCATTTAGACCTGATATTATTTTCATTGATTACCTTAATATTTGTTCTTCCAGTAGGTATCGGGGAAACAGCAACATCAATTCTTATACGTTTGTCAAAGCAATTGCTGAGGAACTTAGGGGGCTCGCCGTCGAGTTTAATGTCCCAATTGTCTCCGCTACTCAGACCACTCGTTCAGGTTATGGTTCTTCTGATGTTGAACTTACTGATACTAGTGAGTCCTTTGGTCTTCCTGCTACTGCTGACCTTATGTTTGCCCTTATTAGCACTGAAGAGTTGGAGGGACTTGGACAGATTTTAGTGAAGCAACTGAAAAATCGTTATAATGACCCAACCATTCATAAGCGTTTTGTGATTGGTATTGATAGGGCAAAGATGCGTCTTTATGACTGCGAACAATCTGCTCAACAAGATATCCTTGACAACGGAAAGGATGAAGAGTATGATTATGAAGAAAAGAAACCTAAAAAATCATTTGAAGGATTTAAATTCTAATATGACTAAAGTTATTGATAGCGATAAGTACATTGAGTTTGTGCGCCAAACCACAAGTCCTGCCAGCAGTGACTTTGCACAACTTCTTGCGCGAATGACAGAACTTGAAGCAACTCACGATGCTGATGTTCCTCGCCTTCTCACTGCTGCTCTTGGTATGACTGCTGAGGCAGGTGAATTCACTGAAGTTGTAAAGAAAATCATTCTCCAAGGCAAACCTTATAATGAAGAGAATGTCTTTCATATGAAGCGTGAACTTGGTGATATCTGTTGGTATCTTGCTCAAGCGTGTATGGCACTTGATACAAACTTCCGTGAGATTATGGAAATGAATTATGAGAAACTGAGTGCTCGTTATCCCGAAGGTGCATTTGATGTTTATCGTTCTGAGAATCGTGTGGAGGGAGACCTGTGAGCGAAGAAAAACAAGTAACAGTTAAAATGGATGCTCGTGCTGCCGCTGCAGTTCGTCAAGTTCTATTTGAAGCGCAACGAGGATATACATATGATGAGGTAAGTGTTCCACCTCGTATTGCTGATATTCGTTCAGTCATTCAAAGTATTGATGATAGTCTAGGTGCGGTTCTTGGTGTTTAATAAATACCTAAAAAACCTATGTATTACTCCGAGTGGGTTAAAATTCTAAAAGAAAAACTTGAAAAAAAGGATAATACTAAAAATAAATCTAAAAAATCTGTAGATAAAGACTTTGAACATTATCCGATGGAACTAGTTTAATTTATAAATACCTAAAAAAGTATTTGTAAAATGGATCCCAAAGAACTACGCGGTTTGCTGGAAGCATACTCTGAAGTTTATGCTCCTCAAGAAGAAATTGAAGAGGCAGTAAAAGGTGCTTCTCGTCACGACACTGAAATGAGAAAAGCAGCAGCATCTGAAAGAAGATCGGGTGTAAAAAATCGTCTATCGGCATCTGCAGGTAAAGCAAATGCTGATAAGATGGAAAGAGACGTGAAATATATGGATAAATTGACTAAAAATAATAAAATCATTGTTGGAATGGCTCACGAAGAAGTAGATATATTTGATACTGTTCTTGAGTTCCTCCAAGTAGAAGGATTTGCAGAAACTTTGGAAGAAGCAGAGTGGATGATGGCAAATGTGATTGATGAGGAAGCGATTGGTATTATTCTTGGCGAAGCAATCACCAGCGAAAAGGGTAAAGCAAAAGCAGCAGCAATGATTGCTGCTCGTTCTACTCCTTCTGGTAGAGCAAAACCAGGACAAGGTGCTTCTGTTGCTGCAATCAAGCATATCGGTCGTGCTAATGTAGATAATCTTGGAGGAACACCACCTAATCTAAAAATTGCTAAAAATCCAGTTAAGTCTAGATCTTATGGTGGAACTGGAAACAAAGCAGCAAGAAGAGCAGCAGCACTTCGTCAAGAAGAGTTTGTTGATGAAGCACAAGAGGCTCGCAACAACCCCGAGAAGTATGAAAGAGAGCAAGCGAAAAAGTCTGCTCCTGTTCGTGGAGAAAAAACTCCTATGCCCCCAAGAGGTGATAAGCGTAGAGAGGACTTTGAGAAGTGGTATGCTGCTAATGTCCGCTGATAGATAAAGCGAAAGATTACTCTTACCCACTTGACTTTTAGTTGAGTGGGTTTTATAATATCTACATTAGGGGATATAACTCAGTTGGTAGAGTGTCTGCTTTGCACGCAGGAAGTCAGGAGTTCGAGTCTCCTTATCTCCATTTCTAAATACTTGAAAGAGTATTAATATAAATGGCAAACCAAGGTCTGCAATTTGAACACGCAGTAATGTATGTTGCTACATCCAGAATAATTGATAGAGATTCCGAGCAAGAAGCGGAATTCAATAATTCTGCTAAGCAATGGAGCAGTATTCCTCAGAACATAAAAAATACTGCTGAAAAAATTGTTCTTGATATGGCACCATCTACTGAACCACAAAGACAAAATTATTTTAAATCATTTAAAAAAATGAGCGGTGGTGGAGAGGAACCGAAAACTGATATATTGTTTAAAGTTGGAACTAAAAAATATAAGTGCTCTATGAAATGGGGGAAATCTTATCAATTGACAAGTGCTGGAGTTGATAAGTCAGTTCAAGTCTTTACTGAGGTTTTAAAAAAAGTTGCCAAAGATATTAACCTTAATAAGATGGATGTTAATACCTTAGGAAATTTGCAGTTGGTGTTAGAACAAATTTCAAATAAATTTGAAAATGCATCTGGAACGATGGACCAACCAACTGCTAAAAGATTAATGAACGATGTAAAAAAAGCCGGAGGCATAAATGAACAGTTGCAAGATATACTTGGGTCTAAAAGAGCACCTACTGGAGATGTTGCATATGATGCGTTTAAATTTGAATTGACAAAGGAATGTATGACTGGCGAGATGTTATTTGATGGTGATGATAGATCAGCAACTCATTTATTTACGGAAGATGGCATTAAAGAAATAACGGATGATGTTGTTAGAGATGTTATGAAAATTGCAGGAGTTAGATTGTCGTTAAAGGGTCGGGGAACAAAGAATGGAGTTAGACAGAATGCAATTTCTATAAGATATGAGGTTTGATAAAAATAATAAATAAAAGTATATCAAAACACAATATGAAGAGTTTTTTCAAATTTTTGTCTGAAGCATCAGAATCGCAAGCAGCAATGCAGGCGAAGAAACTTGGATTGCGCGGAGACGGCCACGGCGGATGGGTAGACCGTGCTGGAAAGTATGTTGCAAGAACTGATAAAGGAAAACTCAAATTCATTGATGGACGCCAAGCGGCACAACAAGAACTAGGAGCAGCAAAACAACCTACAGGAGCTGCACCCACACCACAACCAAAAGCATCGCCGCAAGCACCTGCATCTGCATCTCCTAAAGCATCAAAAGGAGCATCAGAGGAGCAAGCACCAGAAGATGGCGATACTATCACTATCGTATTTGGAAGATTTAATCCCCCCACAGTAGGGCACGAAAAACTCTTAAAATCAGCAAAGAGAATTTCTACTGGTGGTGCAATTAAAATTTATCCATCAAGAACTCAAGATCCCAAAAAGAATCCTTTGGATCCAAATACCAAAGTTTCTTATATGAGAAAGATGTTCCCCGAATTTGGTGAAGTAATCATTAATGATCCAGATATGAAGTCTATCTTTGATGTTTTGGTAAATGCAGATAAAGATGGATATTCAAATGTAAATATTGTAGTTGGATCTGATCGTCAATCTGAATTTGAAAATCTTGCACAAAAGTATAATAATGATCTTTATCAATTTGATTTGATTCGTGTTGTTTCTGCTGGTGTAAGAGATGCTGATGCGGAAGGCGTGGAAGGTATGTCCGCATCCAAGATGAGAAAAGCGGTAATGGATGATGACTTCCAATCTTTCAGAAGGGGAACACCAAAAACTCTTGATGATGGGGACACACAAAATCTGTTTAATGCTGTTCGTCAAGGAATGGGTGCAAAGAAATCAAAACTTAAAAAAGAAAGTTACAATCTTTGGGAAATCGCTCCAAAGTTTGATCAAAGAACTCTTCGTGAAAATTATATTGCAGGAAAAATTTTTAGAATTGGTGATAAAGTTCAAAACTTAAATACTGGATTAATTGGCGAAGTAATGCGTAGAGGAACCAATTATCTTATTTGCGTCACTGAAGATGGAAATATGTTTAAATCTTGGATTAAAGACGTGATGGAATATACTGAAGTGAAAATGGAAAGAAAAATGAGAGTACCGGGAAAACCGAATACATTAGTAGGAACTGGTGGATATTTTAAGTATGCAGTTGATATGACGCCAGGATTTAAAAAAGGAGATAAAACCAATCTTCAGTATGGTGCAAAATCATATAGTGGATATAAACAATCTAGTATAAAGGAATTCCTAAATAAGTATAAGGTAAAAAGTAAGTAGAATTGCAATGTCCACCAATCCTCTGAATGATATTTCCCGAGTTTATCTGGAACAGATCGCTGCTGTTGAAGAAGGTGTGAGACCTACTCCAGTTGATAAACCACTTGATAAAGCAGCGTTCAAAAAACGTAGAAGAAGTCTTGTCGGAAAAGAGAAAAGTGCAGAGGCAAGATCGAGAGGGCACGAAGGTAAAGAATGGTATAACAGTGGAAGAACTTATAGTCCTGATGAAGCAAAGAGAATGCGTTCAAAACTGGATGATGAAGAAAGAAGTACAAGACATCGTAGTGCTGTAGACCCTGAGGGTGATGATAGTAACTACTCTGC